GCCGTCTATGCCAGCCTGGCGAAGATTGAGATCGAGCGGTCCAAGCCCATCCTGCGCGTGGAGGGCACGACGGCCCTGATCCCGATCAGCGGCATCCTGATGAAGAAAGTTCCCTCCTGGATGGCATTTTTCGGGATCGAAGCCACCGCCTATAGCGATATCCGCGATCTGGTCAACCAGGCGGCGGCCGCCCAACAGGTGACGGAGATCCATTTGGTGGTCGATTCGCCCGGGGGCACGGTGGCGGGCGTGGCGGACGCCGCCGCGGCGCTTCAGTCCGCCCGCCGGCAGAAACCCATGACGGCCCACATCCAGGACCTCGCGGCCTCCGCCGCCTATTGGCTGGCGTCGCAGGCGGGGACGATCACGGCCGACTTCAACGCGGAGATCGGCGGCATCGGCGTGTATACCGTCATTGATGATTTCTCCCGGAGGTTCGCCAATGAGGGAGTGACTGTCCATGTCGTCACCTCCGGAGAGCACAAAGGCGTGGGAGTATTCGGGGCGGCCGTTACGGAGCCCCAACTCGCGGCGCTCCGCGAGGTTATCGAGGGGATCGCGGCGAATTTTCGCGATGCCGTGGCTGCCGGTCGAGGTTTGGCCGCCGACGAGGTCGGGGCCCTGGCGACGGGCCGGCTCTGGGAGGCCAAGGCCGCCCTCGCCAATAAATTGATCGATGGGATCGGACCGCCGCCGCGCGGCGCAAATCCGAAATCCGAAATCCGAAATCCGCAATCCAATGAAGGAGATCATCCCGTGGAAACGATCACCCAACCCCAACAACCTCCGGCCGCGGCTATTGCCCCGGACGTCGAGCAGATCCGGAAGGAAGCCGTGGAGCGGGAACGGACCCGGCTCACGCAAATGCTGGCGGCGTTTCCGAAGGACCCGCATTTTGCCTTGACGCAATTTTCCGCCGGCGTCACGGTCCAGGAGGCCAAGGCCGCCTATTGCGATACCCTACTGGCCCGCGGCAAATCGGAAAGCGAAAGCGAAACCGAGGACGAAGGCGTGGCCGGCACGTCGGGCTATCAGCACGGCGGCTATCAGGAGGGCGGCCCGGCCCCGGCGGCCGGCGGCTTCCTCGCGGCCGTACGCAGTTACGCCCGCGATCATAAATGCAGCCGACTCGCGGCGATTCAAGCGGTCCGGACCGACCAGCCGGGACTCTATGAGAAATTCCGCGCCGAGTCCCGGCCCCCGATGGTGCACGGCCGGTGCAAGCGCGTCAATGTGGAGTTGGGTTCCTGACCGAACCGTGACTCTTCCGCTCGAAAGGGGCAGCGATGTCCGAGCAAACGAATGGCACGATGGGATTTCCGGTAGCCGCTGCGGTGACCGCGTTTCGGCGGGTCAAGATCGATGCGGCGGGCCGGGTTGCGCACGCCGGCGCGAGCGATTATGGCATCGGCGTGGCCCAAACCGCCCAGGCGACGGTTGGCTTTCAGGTGGCGGTTCGTTCCTGGCATGAGGGCACGGTCATCATCGAGGCGTCCGGCGTCATCGCGGCGGGTGACGAGGCCTACGCCGCCTCGAATGGCCGGATCGCCGCCACGGGAACGCTGAAAATCGGCACGGTCTATACGGCGGCCGCCGCGGCGGGCAGCGTGGTCGAGGTCTTTCCGCATCTGAGGCTTCTGCAATCTTCGAGCAGCTCCTCGTCTTCGAGCAGCTCCTCCTCGTCAAGCAGTTCCTCGTCCTCGATCAGCTTCTCGTCCTCGAGCAGTTCCTCGTCCTCGAGCAGCTCCTCGTCATCGAGCAGTTCCTCGTCTTCGAGCAGCTCCTCGTCGTCAAGCAGTTCCTCGTCCTCGAGCAGTTCCTCGTCCTCGAGCAGCTCCTCGTCATCGAGCAGTTCCTCGTCCTCGAGCAGTTCCTCGTCCTCGAGCCTCTCGGTTTCGAGTTCCTCCAACAGTCTATCATCGAGCAGCTCATCGTCGAGCTGAGTCCTCTAAGGAAAAGGAGAATTTCACATGGCAGAACAAAGAGATTGGCCGGTGGCATTGCCAGCCGCTGCCGCGGTTACCGCCTTTCGGCGGGTGCGTTTGAATGCGGCGGGCCGGGTTTCGCACGCGGGCGCGAAGGATTACGGCATTGGCGTGGCCCAATCCGCCCAGGCGACGGTGGGTAAGGACGTCACGGTGCGGGGCTACGATGAGGGGACGGTAAAAATCGAGACGTCCAGTCTCATCCTGGCCGGCAAGCGAGTCTATGCCTCCGCCGGCGGCTGTGTGGCGGCGACGGGAACGGTCCTGATCGGAACGGCCTACAAGGGCGCCACGGCCAGCGGATCGATCATCGAGGTCATCGTGCACCGGGGCCTGCTGCAGTCATCCAGCAGCTCCTCGTGGTAAGGGCCGGTTGAAGAACATCGCCAGAGGGGGCGCGCACGAAGGCTCGCCCCCAACGAAAGGAATCCTCCGCCTGCGGCGGAGTCTACGGAAAGGAATGTCATCATGGGAGTACAGTACACGGGTTACAGCACGCCGCGCGAGGATCTGGGCATGGCGCTGCACGAATTCGATCCTTCGAGCCAGGGCTTGATCGCGACGCAGGTCCTGCCGATCCGGCCGGTGAGGAAACAGGCGGCCAATTTCAGCATGATCTCCCGCGAGAACATGAAAAACGCGGAGCGGGTCAAGCGCGCCGCCGGCAGTGCGTTCGCCCGCGTGCACATGCGGGCGGAGGACCTGGCTTACGCCTGCGAGCTCTACGGCCTGGAGGCCCCGCTCGCCGACGAGGATCGGGACAATTACGAGGACGATTTCAACGCCGAGTTGGAGCTGACGCAGTTGATCAACCTCCTCCTGCTGCTCGATCTGGAGATCGAGGTCGAGGCGATGGTCTTCAATACGACCACGTGGACGGGCACGGGTCTCTACGTGGACCACTACGCCGCCCCCTGGGACGCCGCGGCCACGGACATCATCGCCCAGGCCGAGGAGGCCAAGGAGTATGTCCGCCAGAACTGCGGCCTGCCGGCCAACGCCCTGATCGTCTCCGCCAAGACGCTCTCGAACATGCGGCTGAACACGGGGATCAAGGGCGCCTTCCCGGGAATCCCCACGTTGACCTACTCGGCCCTGATCGGCAATCTGCCGGGCATTCTCGGCATCGAACGGATCATTGTGGGCGGCCAGGTCTACGACACGGCGGACGAAGGGCAGACCTCCACGATGGCGGATATCTGGCCGGACGATTACGCGATGTTCGCCCGCCTCAACGGCCCAGCCGACAGTCTCTGGTCGCCCGGCCTGGGTCGGACGATGGCCTGGCGGGTGGGGTCCTCCGATCTGGTCGCGACCGACCAGTACCGGGAGGAGCAGACGAAATCGGACATCTTCCGCGTGGAACACGCGCTCGATCCGCTGATCCTCAACAAGTATTGCGGGTTCCTCATCAAGATCGACGCGTAACGTCAGTCCCTCCGGGACGAATCGATCGGAGCAGCCGTGGAGTTTTTGGAGATTTTAGCTATGCCGCCTAATCTCGAAGACTGGTTGGCCAGTCCGGTCACCCAGGCGGTGATCGAGCAGATTGCCGCCAAGGTTACGCAGCAGGTGATCGAACAGCACATTCAATGCTGTCCCCACGGTCGATTGCTGCTCAAGGGCCGTTCCTTGCTCGTCGGACTCTGTATCGGCAGCGGGGTCGCGGGCGGCGGGGTTTCCGCCCTGGTGCTCAAGGTATTGACGGGGGTGTGATCATGACGGATTTCGCGGCCGCGATGGATCTGGCCGCCGAGGCGGCGTGGGTGAGTTTGGACGTCGAGTCCATCACCTACACGCCGGCCGGCGGCGCCGGTCTGGTCCGTTCCGCCCTCGTGCGCCGTCTGGCGCCCCAGGAGATTTCGGGCCTGGGCCGGGCCCCGGAGGCGATGGTCACGCTGCGGAACCAGGCCGCTGCCGGCCGCCTGAGCTCCGTGGTGGACACCGGCGGAGACACGATCTCGTGGTCCCCGAAGCGCGGCGGAACGGCGAAGGTCTCCCGCGTGCTGGAAATCGTTTCCGCGAACGGCGGTTTCGTGACGGTCCTGATCGGCTGAGTGGAATTTCGGATTGCGGATTTCGGATTTGGAATGGCTGGTAGTGCACTACTGACGGTTCGAGTCGATCGTGCAGGGTTGCAGACCATGGCCCGGCAAGTGGCGGGCCTGCGCGGCGGTCTCGCCCGGGTGGTTCCGGCGGCGCTCAATCGTACGGCCGCCTGGACCCGCACGCGGCAGCGCCGGGAGGTGGCCAGTCAATGCCGCATCAAGGTTCGGGCGGCGGACCGGCTCCTGCGGACCGACAAGGCGAGTTCCGCCAAGTGGAACGCCCAGTGCGAGATCCTCAATCGCCGGGTTGGGATCGGCAAATTCCTGGCCGGGGCCCGCCGCAGCACCACGGCGATGTTCCCCAGCGGCCTAGTGATACAGTATCCCCGACATTTTGCAGCCACCATGCCGAGCGGGCATCGGGGCCTGTTCGTGAGGGCGCGGGTCGTCAAGCCGGGGATCAGTATTCGCCGCCCTCAGCGCACGACGGCCGGCAAACACGGTGGGTATACGTACCGGACCGAGTTGCCGATCTACGAGCAGCGCGAGCGGCTCGGCGTCGTGATGCAGCTCGATTGGATGGCCGCTCTCCAGGACGCCGGGGCGGCCCAACTGCAAAAAGAGATCGATTCGAAGATCGCCTGGCTGACGGCGAAAGGAAAAGGGTAATCATGGCGGCATCGCGGCGGGAACAGATTTCCGAATGGCTCCGGGCCGAGGTGGCGAAGATCGCCGGGGTCACGGCCCTGCGTCCCAAGCGAGTTTTCTGGACCGAGGAGCTGACGAAGGACTTGACGGCGGTGATCCGGCAGCGGTCCTGCCGGATCGTGCACGCGGATGAGACGGATCTGGCCTTCGAGCAGGGGTACAAGATCACCGTGGCCGTGATCGACCGGGACACGGCGACGGCCCCACTCGATACCCGGATCAATCTCGTGATGGCTGCCGTAATCAAGGCCCTGGCGGCGGACCCCTCCTGCGGCGGTCTGGCGGGTTCGAATGGGATGGTCCTGGAGGAGATCGTGTCGCTCCAGGAGGACAATAGTGAGCCGGTTTCGCCGGGTCTCACGGGCGAAAGTCTGCTGATGCGGGTTCATTTTTCCACGTTGAAAACGAATCTCAGCGCCGCGGGCGGCGTCTGACGAAAGGAGTTTCGCATGATCGGTAAAGGCGCGACGCTGACCGGCTCGGTGACGGGTTTGGTCGGCCACATTCGCAATATCAATTTCGAGGGCACCAAGGTCGACAATCTCGACAACACGGACGGGGACACCCCGGGCTATCACCGGACGTTCGAGCCGGGCCTGATCGACTCCGGCCGGTTCACCTGCGAGGTCCTGTACGACGCGACCTACGCCTGGGGCGTCCTGACGGCGTTGAAGAACCGCGTGACGGAATGCTGGAAGGTCCAGTTCGCCGACGGCCGCCGCCGGTGGTTCTGGGGCTATCCCGACGATAGTTCGCTCTCAGGTCCCTACGACGCCCTGGTCAGTTACAATTTCGGCATCAAGATCACCGGGGCGATCACGAGCAGCTCCTCGAGCAGTTTGTCGAGCAGCTCTTCGTCCTCAGCCTAAACCTCACGCAGCATAGGAGAAACGAATATGGTCCTGACCCGCGAGCGCATTTTGACGTATCAGAAGCTCAAGCAAAAGAAGGTTGATTTCCCGGAGATGGGAGGCGAGCTGCTCTTTCAGGAGATGTCGGCGGATGCCTGGGAGGATTTCGACCGCAAGACCCCGAATTATTCCCTGCGGCTGTTCATCGCCGGGGCGATCGATGAGAAGGGTCTACGTCTCTTCCGGGACGAAGACGTCAATCTCCTGGCCGGCAAAGGCGCCCACCTGATCGAGAAGGGGGCCCGGGCGGTCCTGGAGCTGTGCGGCGTCCTGCCGGAGAGTGAGCCGGAGATCCTAAAAAACTCCAAGCCGATCCCGCCCGCGCCCAAGAGTGGCGCATCGCCCTCGGTTTAGGCCGGACCCGGGCGGAGCTGCTGGCGGGCGTCACGTGCTCGGAGCTGGCGACGTTGCGGGTTCTCGACGGGGTCCGGGCTTTCGGAGAACGCCGGGCGGATCTACGGGCCGCGAAACTGACGATGCATCTGGTGGCATGCCTGCGGTCGAGCAAAAGCGGCGTCGTACATCTGGAGGAGTTTCTCCTGCGGCATCTGGACGATCCGGAGCCGGAGACGGAAGACTCCGATACGGCCGACCGGTTCGACGCCCAGGCCGGTCTGGTTTGAAAATCAAAAATCAAAGATCATAAATCACCAATGCTATGGCCGACACCTGGCAAAAATCCGGCATCGAGTACATCGTCAAGGACTCCACGGAGACCGGTACCGCCGCGGTTTTGCGGAGTCTACAGAGCATCGACAAAAATCTGCAGTCCGTCACGGGAAATCTGCAGTCCGTCACGGGAAAAATGAAGGGGGTGGCGGCGGAGAGCCGGGGCATTGGGGCGGAACTCAAAGCGTCCCTCGCGATCGGGGTGGGCTACCTGGGGATTTCCAAACTGGTCAGCGGCTATCAGGAAGTCTCCCGGTCGATTTCTGATACGGCCAAGGCGGCGGACATCCTCCAGATCTCGACGGAGAGTCTCAGCGGCCTCCGCTATGTGGCGGAGCAATCGGACGTCGCCGGCACGTCCCTCGACGCGATGATGGTGAAGTTCACCGCGTTCGCGTCGCGAGCCGTGCAAGGCTCCGCCTCAGCGCGTTACGCGTTGCAGCAACTGGGACTCAGTGGGGAGGAATTGACGCGGATCCGGCCGGATGAATCGCTGCTGAGATTGGCGGACGCTTTTCAAAAGATCCGGGACCCCGCGGACCGGGTGCGGCTGGCGCTGGAAATCTTCGGGCGTACCGGCACCGCCGGCACGCAGATGATCGAGATCCTCGCCCTGGGCAGCGCCGGGATCAAGACGATGACGGATCGTTTCCGGGCCCTGGGCGGGGAAGTGACGCGGGTGGACGTGGAAAAGGTCCGCCAGGCGAACGCCGCTCTCAAAGACGTCAAGACGATCCTGGGGGCGATTCGGAAGGAGATCGTGATCCAGGTGGCGCCTTACGTCGCCGCCCTGGCGGGCGGTCTCGCGGACGCCGCGGCGGCCGGCGGCGGGTTTGGGGCGACGGTGACGAACGCGATGGAATCGGTCGCGGTGGCGGCGGCCACGGTGCTGGATATCCTCATTAAGATCGAGAACCTCAAGAACTCGGTGGCCCTCCACGCCTATGACGTCGCGTTCGAGAAAGATGTTTTCGCGCAAACGAAAGAGATCTACGCGGGTCAGATGAAGCGGGAGGGAAAGAAGCCTTGGGGCATGTTCGATCGGGGCGGTGTCCTATACCCGCCTCGCTGGTCCCAAGCCGAAGAAATCGTCCGCCGGGATTTGACGCCTGCCTACGAGGCGGGCCGCAGGCCGCTGGTTCAGGAAACGAATAACGCCGCCCAGGTCCAGACGTATTTTGGCCAACTCCGTCAACGGGCCCAGGGGCTGAGCGAACAGGCGGAGATCAAGACCCGGATCACGGAATATGGCCGGAATCCGGAGGCCGGCTCGAATCTGCCTTCATCGATGCCGACCGTGCAGGAGCTCCAAGACGCTGAGCAGGCGCTCGAAGACGAAGAGAAAGCGGTCGAGCGGGCGGCGAATGGGATGCAGAGGCTGCGGGACCGGGTCGAGGACATGGACGCGGCGATCCAGACGGAGATCGAGGTGGTCCGCCGCGCCGGGGACGCGCACGGCAAGCTCGGCGAGATCGTGCGCTATGAGATGACGGTCCGGGCCGCCTACGGCGACGATCTGGACTTGGTGACGCGTAAGTTGGAGGAGCATCGCCGGCAATTGGAGTTGCTGGCCCGGGTGGATTTCTCGAACAAGTCGTTCGATGATCTCGGCCAGAGTCTGACGGACCTCGTGTTCGATTTCCAAAACGCCGCGAAGTACGCGGAGCAATTCTTCAACACCCTCGCCCGCCGGGCCGTAAATGAGATGATCATGCAGCCCTTCATGGCCGCCCTCAAGCCGGGGGTCGCTGCGTTATTCAGTGGCGGCGGCGGCATGACGAGTGAGGGAATGGCCACGGTGGCGAGATATCACGATGGCGGGACGGTGGGCGCCGTGCCGGAGACCCGGTATCTGCCGGTCGGGGCGGCGGACCGGTATCTGGCGTCGAATGAGCGGTTGATCGTGGCCCGGGTGGGTGAGGAGGTCCTGACGAAGCAGGAGTCCCGCCGGCGGCGGGTCTCGGTCTATCATGAGGGCGGCGTGGTCGGGGAAGGGGGTTCGAGCGTTGCGGCTTCGGGCAATGCGGGCCAGCCCTCGCAGGTCCAGGTGCGGATCAGCAACCCGCCGGGCAGTCCGCTGGAGGCGACGGGCGCCGAGATCTCCTTCGACGGTCCCACGATGATCGTCGGCGTGATCCTCGACAACATCCGGCGGGGCGGCGTGATGCGGGACCAGATCCGCATGACGGCGCGGGGAGGATAGGGATGTCCACTTTGCGCGAAAATTGGATCTATGATGGCGCCGCTTATACGGAAGTCGGAGGAACGGCCTGGCGGGCGCAAAGCTTCCTATGTGGCTATGCGACGCCCTGGCAGGCCTATCAAGTGACATCGATCCAATTGCGGGGCTATGCGTATCAATCTTCGGGTGATTTTACAGTAGGGATTTATTCGTCCGTGTCGGGAAAACCGGGCTCTTTATTGATTTCCAAAACGGTGTCCAAATCCTCTCTGCCTTCCGGTTCTTCCAATTGGTTTGAAATCACGTTTGACGATCCCTATCTGTTAACGTTGAACTCCGTTTATCATATCGTCTCCTCGGCCAGTAGTGGAACGGTACGCCTGCAAGATCAAAATGGTTACAGTGGCGGGTCCTTTGCCTATTCCTCGGATGGAGGAAGTTCTTGGACTGTCAGCGGCACAATTGATATGGTATTTGCAGTTTGGGGTATCGAGCCGTTTTCATCCTCCTCCAGCTCCAGTAGTTCCTCTTTTTCTTCGTCCAGCTCCTCTTCCTCCTCCAGTCTCAGCAGTTCCTCCTCTTCGAGTTCGCTGTCCTCCAGTTCGAGTTCGCTATCCTCCAGTTCGAGCAGCAGTTTCAGCGTGGATTTCCCGGTCTTGACCCGGGCCTCCGCCCGCGGTTTTCCGGCGGAGTTCGTGATCGATCCGGGCGTGGTCACGGCCGCGCTGGGGATCGGCCGGCCCCGGGTGCGCCGGGAATTTCAGGATGCGTTTCGCGGCTGGCGGGACCAGCGGACGAATTGCAGCGCCGCCGATTACGCCGCCTTCGAGATCTTCTATCGGGAGACCGTTCAACGTAGCGTCCGGCCCTTCCGCTGGCGCAATCCCCGCACGCGGGAGCGGGTCGTGGTGCGGTTTTGGTTTCGGGAGCCGCCCCGCTGGCAGCGGGTGGCGGAGCATCAGGTCGAATGGACCGTGGATTTCACGCTGGCCGAATGCGCCGGGGCGACGGGGGTTGGGTATGGAGGAGCGGACGCGTGAAATATGACCTTAGAAGTGGGAGGCGGGCCGTGGCCCGCCGGACTCTTGAAATCAACAAACGACAATCAGAAATCAAAAATGCCATGAAACAGATCCCGGATCTCATCCTGCGGCGGCTGAAGGAGTTGGAGACGTCCGAGCCGTTCATCTCGCTCTTGGACGTCGCGCTCAATGACCTGGCCGATACGCACATCCGCCTGGCCCGCGACACCCGCCTGATCACGTTCGGCGGGGTCGACTACGTGCCCGCCGCCTTCGACCTGCAGGTCCTGGGCGTGACCAAGCGGGAGGGGATTCCGCAGTTCGATCTGGCGATCAGCGACGTGGAAGATCGTTTGCGGCCGGCGTTGTATACGTCGAACTATTTCCAGGGCGCGACCCTGACGATTGCCGTCGTCATGCCGGACGCCCTCTCGCTCGATTACCAGGATCTAGTGACGGAGTACAGCATTCTCAAGGCGCGCCCGCGGGCCGAATGGGTGTACCTGACGATCGGGGGTCCGGACCTGCTGCGTAAGCGTTTTCCCTGGGGCCGGTTCTTCGCGGACCTGTGCGAGTACCGGTTCGGGGACGATCCCCGTTGCCCCTATGTCCCCTCGAATATCGTCGCGGTGGACCACGCCGGCTCGGGGCCCGTGACGGTGACGGTGACGGACCATCCCTTCGAGACCGGGGACGAGGTGACGCTGGCGGGCGGGGCGGGCCTGACGCCGCCCTTGGCGGGCACGTTCGTGGTCACGGACATCGGGGATGACGCGTTCACGCTGGACGATACGAGCGGCGATGATTACACGGGCACGTACTCCGAGAGCGGCACGGCCGCCTTCACGATCTGCGAGCGGAACCTGGACGCCTGCCGCAAGCGGGCGGCGACGCTGCATTTCTGGGGCTGCGTGGGTCTCCGCAACCGGGTGTCCCGTTTGGCTTGAAAATGATACATCAAACGTCAAACGTCAAACGTCAAACTTCCGGCAATTGCTGGCGGCTCGTGCAGGAGACGCGGCGGGCGGCCGGATTGCCGATGCCGGATCAGGCCACGTGGCTGACGGCCCTGGTTCGCAACTCGGCCCCGGCGGTCCGGTTCGTCCGTCTCGCCGCCCCGCGGCCCTACGCCATCGTCGCGCTCAAAACCGGGGAATACGTCACGCATCTCGGCGTCGTGCTGTCCCCGCGGGAGTTTCTCCATGACGGCGGCGCCGGGCCCCAGGTGGAACGGATCGAAGTGTGGATCCCCCGGATCGAGGGTTTCTACGAGTTCGGCGATTGGCCGCTCCCGCCTGCTGGGTATCCGATCGCGGCGGTGGGGGCGCCGGGGTCCCTGGTGATCCTCACGAATCCTCTGACCGGCGCCTGCCGCACGGCGTGGGGGGATGCCCAGGGCGGCAGTGTGGCCCAGTGGCTGGCCCGGGAGGATGTGCCGGCGGGGGCGGTCTGTCTCTTGAATGGGACGCCGTTGTCTCCCGAACATTGGTCCTATCGGCCCGGTCCCCGGGATCGGCTGCAGGTCCTGATCCCGATCGGCAACAATAATCAGATGCTGGGCATCATGCTGATGGTGATGCTGGCCGTAGTCTCTTATGGCGTCGGGGCCTACGTCGGCGGGGCCGCCGGCCTAGGGATGGGCGCGGGCTGGGGGGCGGCGGCCAGTGCCGGAATCATGATCGGTGGCTCGCTGCTGCTCAATGCCCTGCTCGCCCCCGGCGTCCCGGATACCACCAAAGACGAAGTGAAATCGCAATGGGGCGAGCAGACGGTCCAGGCCCAGGGGGGGGCGGTCCCCAAAATCTATGGGGACGTCCGAGTCCACGGCAACATCATCGCCCACTACAGCGAGCAACTCGGGGTGGAAGTGCACGGCGGCTTCCTAGCGCGCATGCCGGAGGAACATATCCGCAACGTCCTGGTGTGTTTCGGTGAAGATCCGGTGGAAGGTTTCGACGAGTCGTCACTGCGGATCAACGATGTGGCGATTGCGGAGCTGCCCGGCGTGGCGGTCGAATACCGGCGGGGACTCCTCGATCAGACGGCGATGAGTAAATTCGCCACGGAGACCCCGATCGAGTTCTTTGCCGGATACGTGCTCGACTATGAGACGAACACCCGGACGTACACCCTGCCGGGCGTCGGCTATGATGACGCCGAGGTGACGGTTCTATTCACGAATGGTTTATGGTCGCTGGATCAAAAAAAAGGAACGATGAAATGGCAGGTTGCCACCCTCAAGGTCGAGGCGGGGGACGCGTTGACGGATACCTGGCAAACCATTCTGTATCGGACGGAGACTCACAACAACACCAACCCCGTGCGCTTCAATTACCGCGCCAGCGGCTGGGTGTACCCCGGATTACCGGGGAAACAACACTATATAGGCGGTGCGATTTTCACGATCACGCGGGCGATGCAGCCCCGTTTTCGGGTTACGCGGATCGATCCGGCCTATCAGGGGATCAGTTGGGGCGGCGACTGCATGATCGCGGAGGTCCGGGGGATCTTGAATGAGGTCTTCGAGCATCCCGGCAAGGTCCTGTTGCAGATCAGCGCCCTGCCCTCGAAGATGCTCTCCGGCTCCCTCGACGTCAGCATCGTGGTGAACGGTTCCATCCTGCAGCGGTGGGACGGCGCCGCCTGGGTGCTGGACGCGGTCAAGTCGCGAAACCCGGCCTGGATCGATTATGACATCCTGACCTATCCCCTGATCAGCGGCGATGGCGATGGAACGCCCTACGCCGTCGCGAAGTACAGGGGCGTCGATCCCGCCGACCTCGATGTGGCGGGTTTCCTGGCGACGGAGACGCTGGCGGATGGTCAGGTCCCCGACGGCCAGGGCGGCGCTGGGCTGGAGAATCGGATCGAGATCGGTACGGTCTTCGGGGAGACGAGCAACGCCTACGACGCGGTCCGGCGGATCGGCGTGACGGGCCGGGCGGGTCTCGATCTGCGGGGCAATCGGGTAGGACTCTGGTGTGACCGGGCCCGCGTGCCGGTGGGCCTGTTCGGCGACGGCAATTGGCTCAAGGACTCCTGGGAGCCGGACCCGATCCCGCAGGCGGACCGGGCGGCGGAACTGGAGATCGTCTATTACGACCGGGACAACGGGGACGAGCAGACGCCGATCTTAGTGCCGGATCTGGACATCGACACGACGAATCGCTCCTCGATCGATTGCGCGTGCACCCGGCGGCGGAGCGAGGCCTGGCGGACGGGCCGGTACAACCTCGCCCGCAATCGCCTGCTGGATCTCGCGGGCAAGTTCTCGACGGATATTGACGGGATCATTTACGAGCCGGGCGACGTGCTGTACCTCCAGTTGCCGGGCCGGTCCTGGGGCGGACGCCTGGCGGCGGTGGATTCCGGCGCGGGTACGGTCACCCTGGATCAAGACGTCCAGACGTCCGCGAATGACGTTCTGATCGTCCAGGTCCGCGATTCGGTGACGGGCGTCCAGGCGGCCGGATATCGGATCGTGGCCTCGCGCGCCGGGCGCGTGGTGACGTTCAGCGGCGCCTGGGTTTTCCCGGCGGGCGTGACGGCGGCGGCGGCCCCGGACGATCCATATCTATTCGGCCCCGTCGCGATCCTGACGGACATCTTCGAGGTCCTGGATGTCTCGCCGCAGGCGCACCTGCAGTTCACGCTCTCGGTGCTGCGCTACGCCGCCGGCGTCTATACGGTCGATGACGAGGAGTCGGGCCTGTCGATCGATTCCGGCTTGGCGGTAGATCCTATCCCGGCCGGGCCGCCGCGGCCCCCGACTGCGGCGACTATCGCGGGCTATTTGCCGCCTGGCGTCCAGAGTTCAGGGCAGGCCCCGGAAATCGAAATCCTCGGACTCGCCGTTACGGGCGACGCCGCCACGACGATCTATTGGGACGCGGGGCTGATCACGATTGGCGCCTCGGAATATGAGATCGCCGCCGGGTCCACGACGGATGAATACGTATGGTTCGATCCGGGGGCTCCGGACCCTCTGACCCTGAAGACCGGCGCGGTTTGGGGTGGCGCCGGCACGTACAAGATGTTCGCCAACCAGGCCGGGCGGCCCGATCCATTCTATGCGCCGTTGGCGGCGCTGGGGATCGAGATTTCGGGTCTGGGCGTGACGGGGGACGGCGACGATACGATCGATTGGCTGGCGGGGCAGATTTCCTATCGCGGGCACGATTATTCGATCGGCGCGGGGTCCACGACGGATAAATACGTCTGGTTCGATCCGGAGGCCGCCGATCCTTTGACGCTGAAGACCGGCGCCGCGTGGCCGGAGGACCCGGATATCTACAAGATGTTCATCAATACGGCCGGCGCGGCGACGGGGTTCTACGGCCAGGCCTCGGCCACGGAGCCGGTGACCGTGGTAGACAGCACGTCGCTCGATCTGACCCTGGCCGGGCAAGAGCTGAGCGGCGCCGTCCTGGCGGGCGGTGGCTTTATCGACGTGACGTTCGACGGCGGGACCTCGAACGTAGGGCTGGACACGGATTTCAGTTTCGATGCGGGGTATAGTCTATGAGCACGCGCTGGCAATGCAAACGGGATACGGCGGCGAATTGGACCTCGAATAATCCAGTCCTCCTGTCCGGGGAATGGGGTGTGGAAACGGATACGAAGAAATTGAAGATGGGAGACGGCGCCACCGCGTGGAACGGTCTCGCCTATGATTTCTCACCACAGAACAACGTGGCGATCACCGGCGGCTCCATCACGGGGATCACCGATCTGGCCGTGGCGGACGGCGGCACGGGGGCCTCGACGCTGACGGATCACGGCATTCTCCTGGGATCGGGCACGGCCGCCGTGACGCCTCTGGCGGCCGCGACGAATGGGCAGATCCCGATCGGCAGCACGGGGGCCGATCCGGTCCTGGCCACGATTGCCGGCACGGCGGATGAGGTGGACGTCAGCGTCGGGGCCGGGACGATCACGATTGGCCTGGTGAATCCCCTGATCGCGGGCAAAGGCGGCACGGGGGCCTCGACGCTGACGGATCACGGCATTCTCCTGGGATCGGGCACGGACGCCGTGACGCCTCTGGCGGCCGCGACGAATGGGCAGATCCCGATCGGCAGCACGGGGGCCGATCCGGTCCTGGCCACGATTGGCGGCACGGCCAATCAAATTGTCGTGACCAACGGGGCCGGGACCAGCACGATCGGGACTCCGTTACTCGCCGGGAATGAGCCGGTACGACAGGTGATTCACGGTGGGGTGGCGACCATCCATGCCGGCAACAATGGATGGGGGCAGGGTAGACCGCCGAATTCCAAGATCACGCAGAGTGCCGCGATTGCCGGGACACGAACCACGGCGCAAATCTTCACCCGCACGACGGGAACGTGGACCGCAGATGTCTTGATTGCTCAATATGCCTTCTTCTACGCGGCAGCGGCCCCGTCCGTGGGCAACTGGCTGCCCATCGTGGATAATGACGGCACAACCTTGACCGTGACCGGAACGATCCTGGCGGCAGCGAATACGGTAAAAACCTGCATATGGAATCCGATTCAACGAACCTACGCCCACGGGCAAGGGGTTGGTGCGTTCGCCGACGGTTTCTTCGATGGTCAGAACGGGTGGCTGGTGCCCTTCAGTTTCGCGAACCTGGTCAAAGTAAATCCGGCTGATGGGACGATGACCTCCTATGCGCACGGCCAGGAGGCCGGCGCCTTCATGGGGAGTTTCTTTGACGGTCAAAACGGGTGGCTGGTGCCCTCGAATTCCGCCAATCTGGTCAAGGTCAATCCGGCCGATGGGACAATGACTTCCTACGCCCACGGGCAAGGGGGTGGTGCGTTCCTCGGCGGCTTCTTCGATGGTCAGAACGGGTGGCTGGTGCCCTCGAGTTCCGCGAACCTGGTCAAAGTAAATCCGGCCGATGGGACAATGACTTCCTACGCCCACGGGCAAGGGGCTGGTGCGTTCACCGGCGGCTTCTTCGATGGTCAGAACGGGTGGCTGGTGCCCTCGGGTTCCGCGAACCTGGTCGCCTTCTCACCTATCGGATTCGGAATCAAATCCACTCCCACCGCTGGTGGCGTGACATCATTATTGACTCTTGATGATGGGGCCAATTGGCGGATCACAATGAATTTTGTCGGCGGAATCCTGACCGCTAAAACTACCGCCGCGTCGAGCGGACAATGCGCCACTTGGTCATGAGGATATATGGTTTGATCGCATGGCTTCTACCCAGAGAGAATTTTACGAAGAGACCGAGGACACGTTCACGTCCGTGACGGGATCGACCTGGAAGGCCCAGGCTTTCACCGTGGGTCAGATCTCCGGGGATTCCTATCTCCTCGATGGGGTCTATCTCTACGGGGCGGCGGCGGAGGCGGCGGGCAATCTTGTCATCGAGATCCAGACGAACTCCGGCGCCGATCAGCCCTCGGGCACGGTTTTGGCCACGCTCACGGTCGCGAAAGCGAATCTCCTAGTGGACGGATGGCACGTGGCGATCGTCCCGGTTCCCTTCGCGGTCAGTGAAAACGATGTTCTGCACCTCGTGGCGCACGTGACGGCGGGAACGTTTTATTGGCGGATGCGGCAGACGGAGCCTCTCTATACTCGGGGCGGCGCCTGCACGTCCGGCGACGGCGGCGTGACTTGGACCGGCCCGGCGGCGACGGCGGACCGCAAGTTCCAGATCTGGGGTTCCCCGTTGTCTTCTTCTTCGTCGAGCATCTCCTCTTCCTCCAGCTCGCTCTCCAGTTCCAGCAGCTCCAGTGGGGGAGCCGAGAGCATCCCGGTTTTCCCCACCCTGGGCCGCGCGGAGGCGCCGGGTTCGCCCCAGCAGCAGATGGCGGCGGACGGCACGGTGCACGCCCTGCTGGGCGAGGGGTCGCTGGCGGCTCGGGCGGATTTGACCCACCGGAGGTCGTGGACCTGCGCGATCCACTTGCTGACCCTGGCGGATTACGCTAGTTTTCAGACCTTTTATTACACAACGGTCCACCGTTCGGTGCGGGCGTTCTGGTGGACGAATCGGGCCAATGGAGAACGGGTCCTGGTCCGCTTCAGTCCCGCGGCCCCGCCGCAGTGGCGCCCGGTGGAGAATACGAAAGAACGGTGGGACTTGGAATTTTCTTTGATCGAGGCTTGACAAGGCCGGGGCGCGACGTTACCTTGGCGCCATCGCATCCGAGTCATTCGCAAGGAGAAACGGCATGGCAACGGTGATCGATTACGAGGTCCTTCGGCGGCAATCCCACGGCCGCCTGGCGGTCGAGGATATGCAGCTCCTGGAGCGGGCCTGTGCGGTGTGCTCGGCCCGGACGATCTTGGAGATCGGGGCGGCGGACGGCGGTTCCTCGGTGATCCTGGCGGCCCAGGCGGCAAAGAGGGACGGGCGCCTCTATTCCATTGAGGGCAATCCCAAGGCCGGCATGATGGCGAATCTGGCGGCCTATGGTTTGCAGGACCGGTGCACCTTGCTGCCCGCCTGGTCGCCCTGGCTGGGGCCGTTGGAGCAAGAGATCCCTCCCGTGATCGATCTGCTCTTCATCGACGGGCGACATGATATTCGCTGGTGCCTGATGGACTATCACTATTGGCAGCCGCGGGTCCGGCCGGGCGGCGTGATCGTGTTCCACGACACGGGAGGTATGTGCCGCGAGGACCGGGCCCAGCCGGACTTCGGTTCCCCCGGCTACGTCTCTTTGGTCCGCCGCGCTATCGCCCTGATTCTCGCGACGGACCCCTTGGTCCAGATCGACGCCAATGACGGTCGCGACGGCGGGGCCATCGCCTATCGCAAAGGAATCGCCCTATGATCGGCGGTTTTCCGGAGCTGAGGGAATGGGTGGCGAAAGTAGTGCACCCCCAGGATGGAGGCAAATTCCGCACCCGCGCCTTTCATTCGTATTACCGGCAAAAGTATTTGATCGCCGCGCTCTTCTCGCCCGCCATGATCGCGGAGATCGGGGTCCGCTGGGGCTATTCGGCGTGGTCGTTTTTGCGGGCGTGCCCCCGGGCGGAGTATACCGGTTTCGACTTCCAACGGGGTACGCATGGGGGCGTCAAGGGCGTGAATACCTTCGATTGGTGCACGGAGATTCTCGGCCGCGATTATCCGGCGGCCGACGTCGAACTGTGCCTGGCCGATACGCAGACCTTGACGTCACTGGGCGGACCTTACGATCTGATCCACGTGGACGGCGACCACAACGAGCGCGGCTGCCGCCACGATCTGGAGCTCGCATGGGGGGCAACGGCTCCCGGGGGAGTGATCCTGGTGGATGACTATGATTACATTCCTGGCGTCCGTGGGGCGGTCAAGGATTTTTGTCGTGGCCTGAGCCGGAACGAGGCCGGGCAGATGGCGGTCCCGTCCCTGCGGGGCGATTACCTGATCCGAAAGGGCGGCTGATGGAACTGTATTTTTTCTGCGCGGTGGATGAGAACCCCGTCTATCGGCATGAGGCCGATCTCCTGATCGAATCGGGGCGGGTCTTCGGCCGCGAAATCCACCTCTACGACATTCCCGCCCCGGAGATCTGGAACCGGTACAAGGTGAATCTCTTCCTGGCGGACCTGCCGCCGGCCGACCGGTACATCTACCTGGACGGCGATTGCGCCTTGACCGGCCCCGGCGACTGGGAAGCCCCGGACGGCATCGGCGTTTGCGATGTGCTCTACTACTGCAACGCCTATGACCGCGCCCGTCACACCAAGGGCTTTATGAGGAATCATACGCTGCTCGTCGGCGAGAAGCGGGGCTATGACTACGTGGCCCAGCTCTATCTCGAACGGGGCCAGCCGCCCTGGTGCAATTCCGGCGTGGTGGTCCTGCCGGCGGAGGATCGTCTGCCGTTCGCCCGGCTGTGGAAGGACTGGATGAATCGAATCGACGCCGAGTGCGAGAAGGGCTTCATGGTGGGCGAT